TTATTTTTCTTCGATTGGTCCACTTGGGTGCATCTTGGGTGCAAATAGCGGTCTATGGGTGCATTTTTGTAGTTTCCCAATAACTGAATCAGTAGCGTGCATCGCGTCTGCAAGGTACTCGGGATCGAACGCTTCATAAGCGTCCGCCGTTCGGGCTTCATCGTGTCCAAGCCAAACGTCGCGCTGCTCTTTGTCAACACGCGGCTTTTCTCGACGGACCATCGTAGCCATGAAATGCCGAATTGTGCCCTGGGTGAATTGCGGAAGCCCACATTCCTCGGCATGACGTTTAAATGTCCGCTTCATGGTGGTGACGGGCTGACCATTCCAAACCATCGGCGCGCCGATCGCATCAGCCGTTCTCTTCGCTTCTCCTGCCTCTTCCTCTGCTTTCCATCTATCCAGCCATCCGTGCAGATTCTGGGTCAGCCGGATTTTCGGCCTATACTTATTGGTCTGCCGACGGCCTGTCGGATTTAGATCGAGGACGCCAAATCTCCGATTGACCCGATCTTCGGTGTCTCGAAAGTCGATGATGGTATCAGGACGGGCCCACGTGTTAAGCGAGAGGATGACAAACCGGAAGAGGTTCTCCTGCCGTTTGCCGATCATATCGATAAAGTGGCCGAACTCATCAAACGTGGGCAGCCAGTCGCGCGGCTTCGGTTCCGGCACGTTAAGAAGCTCGGCAACCTGTTTTGCCTGAGTGATCACCTCTGGCGCGCTATCGAGCAATTGAACCTCGTGCTCGTTGCCGAGGCCATCACGGACAACGAGCAGCTTTTTCCCAATCTGAAATGCGGCCGAAACAACAGACAGATTCCGAGCGATGTAGGCAGGGCTGTGGCCGAATTTCTCCTGGCTCCATTGCATGAACTCTCGCTGACGGATAGGGCCGAAAGAAGCGACATTGGCGGTCGGAAGCATTTTCTCCAACAGGAATTCCCGAATGATTGAGATGGCGCGAAACGCCTGCTCCCCGGACGGCTTGGCCTTAACGTCATTCTCGTAATAGTGGTCAAGCGCCGCCAGCATCATCACGCGCTCGGGCGCACGTCCCGAATCTGCCTGGAGCGTTCCGACGATTTCGATGAGCTTGTCTTGGGCTTCGCTGAGAACTTTCGTGCCAAGTGATCGGCGAGCAACTTTTCGCTTTCGCTTGTTGTACCAGTAGGCATAGAGGTTGTCGGAATTGCCCTCAGTGCCGATCCAGTAATCTCCATACTCCCAGAGACGTTCTGACATTCTTTTTCCTTACGAGATAAATAGGCGGCAACGGCGGACGGATGATAAAGCACGGCCCCCTTCTTGCCGGAAACATAGGTGATTTCGCCATTTTGACGGGCTCGACGAAGTTCTCGCAGACCCAGCAGCGCAGAAAACCGTTTGCAAATTTCACCTTCGGTTAGCAGTTCCTCAAATCGCGTGAGTGCGTTGTGCGCTACCATTTCGTCACCTCATATTTCAGAAATATCTCACGCATGTTGACAAGGATGGGCTGTGCGCTCGTCGGGCGCACCATGGCCCAGCCTTCGGCTATCGTCATCACACGTGCAGGGTGTTTCGTTTCACGGTTTTGCAGCCGACTGCCCGGCCTGATCTTTCGGGATCGATCAGCCATGGTACACCGCTCCCGGCATCGCGTTATGTTCGATGCCGTCTAGCAGGCGCCCTGTAGCGGCTTTGGAAGAAGGGGCAACGAAGACAACTCGCTCGCCATGAAAGCCTTGCCCACCTTTCAGGTTTAGCCACTGGCCGTGTGGGTTCTCGCGTTGAACGACATCGCATCGACGCCAGTCAGGATCTTCGACCTCTCGGTCAAATACCTGATGCCAATTACCCCACTGTTTGAAAAAGAACGGAACACCGGCCGCAGCACATTGATCACGCAACGAACGCGCCCAATCCGGATGCATTGGGCGTGCGCCCTTCCCGCTTTCCCCGCCGGCGACAACCCAATCAATCCCGCGCCCGCAACCATATTTCAGCCCGCAATACATGCGCTGACCCGAATATTGACCGTGCGCTATGTCGGCATATGCCTCGGCGCGGAGACTATCGAGAGGGCTGATCACGCCGGGAATCTTGATGCAATCAAGGTCAACTGGCCCAAGCAATGGCTCGGCACTCACCCAGCGAATTGTCGCCGGCGTGTCGAGCAGTGCTGGAATGCGTTCTTCGGCGCGTGCCTGGTCCTCAACTGACACACCCAGCCAGACATTCGGCAGCGGCCAGCTTGTGGGCTTTGGCTGCTGGACAAGTCCTTCCATCACCATGTTCATACCGGTGACTTCAACGGCATCTTTCCTTGGTCTGTGCCGGGCATCGTTCGCGGTCAGATAATCTCGCATCCGATCTGCGCGCTTGGTCAGCACCTGAAATGTATGGTGGGAAGCAAGCGCCATGATGGCAAATACCTGATCGATCCAATCGTCTGGCACATCCTCGTGGAAAAGGTCGCCATGCGCGCAGACAAACACCATGCGAGGCTTTTTCCATTCAAGCGGCTGGGTGAGCCACTCGCGGTTGAGCCGAACGTTGCCATTCCAGACCGGCCCTGTCTTCGAGGGAACCGTAAGGCCCATACGGGACGGATGATGATGCAGCCGCGTGCCCGCGAGCTTCATCGCATAGCAATTGGTGCATCCGGGCGAAACGACGCTGCAACCAGTAATCGGATTCCAGGTTGCATCCGTCCATTCGATATGGGTTTTATCAGCCATGTTCGACGCCTCCCGCCTTCGACAATGTGTCGTCAATCTGGGTGAGAATAGCATCCAATCGATCAACCGAAGTTCGGTCGATATCCGCAATCGTTGAGACGTCGCCGCCCACGGTAACGCTTGCAAAAACCGCGTCCCGATCTTCCTGAATAATGGCGCGCGCGTTTTTCAATGTCTCGACAAGAACATCGTGCGAGTTGCAGGAGTTAAGGATTCTGGCAACATACCTGTCCAGTATATGATCCATGCCAAAGGCACTTGGTACAATGACGGCCGCAACTGGATGGCCGTCCTCTGGGCCGATGAATGTGAAGGTGTTGCTACCCCCCGTGTCGACTGACCAGTAATCGGGATTGCTATGCTCAACCCACGGCGTGTTGTTCGCTTTATTCGCCATCGCTGCTATCTCCTGAAAGAAACTCCAGCAAAGTCAGTGGCCAGACAATGATGAACAGGACCGCACCAAAGATTCGGACGATCAGGGGAAGCTTTTCATAAGCTTTAGTATTGTTTGGCTCGATATGGAGCTTTTTGATGTAGAGGGCGGCATAGATGACGGCACCCACAAGAAGCCATGCAAGAGTAAATCTCATCGTTTCTGCTCCTCCAAGAGCGTTTCGATCTGCGCGGAGACACGAAGCACCCACGAAAGAACAACCGCTAGAACCGATGTTTCCTCGCTGAGTCCGAATACCTTCGTGCAGACCAGGAGAGATGCAAGGGCTAGCAACAAATTGATGATCTGCTTCCAGATTTTCCGCATGGCTACGCCTCAAACCCGCATCGGCATGATGACGAAAAGCGGCGGCACGCCACCATCCTCGGCCCCGATGGGCGAAACCTTGCAGGGTGCGCCAGGGTCGCTCAATTCGAACCGCATTTCCTTGGCAGACACGGCGCCCAGAACATCAAGGCAGTACTTGTGATTGAAGCCGATTGTCACTTCGTCGTCGTGACCTTCGCTTATAACAATGCTGTCCTCGGCCTGCCCGCTATCGGGGTTGGTGACTTCCATCTTCAATTCGCTCGGGCCGAAACTGAATTTCACAGCCCTGCCGCGCTCGCTTGAAACAGTGCTCACGCGATTGATCGCGCCTGCAAGTTCCTCGCGATCAATGGTGTAAGCCTTGTCATTATTGGCAGGAATTACGCGCTGATATTCTGGATATGTGCCATCAATCAGTTTCGACGTGATGGCGGTCCCGTCAGGAAGCATAATACGAATTTTACGGTCGGATATTTTTAGAACGATATCCTCATCGCCCTTCGCAAAATGCTGGAGCAATGCAACGGTGCGGCGCGGCACGATGATTGGCGGCATACCTGCACTGCCTGCCGGAGCATCAAGTTTCATGAGCGCGAGGCGATGGCCATCTGTTGCCACGAAGGCCAGATGCTCCCCGTCGTTGTGCATGAAAACACCATTCAGATAATAGCGCGTTTCTTCGGTCGAGATTGCGAACGCCACTGTGGAAAGGACGCGCGCAAGCACATTGCCTGGCAAGGCGAATTCGTGCGTGAATTCACCTGCGGACATTTCAGGGAAGTCCGTCGCCGGCAACACCTGCAAGCGAAAGCGGGATCGCCCCGACTTGATATTCACATGCGTCTCGTCGCCTTCAAACGTGACCACACTGCCGTCAGCGAACTTGCTAACGGCGTCATGCAAGAGCCCAGATTGTACCGTGAAGGGTGCGATAACGGGCAAACCCTCCTGCTTCGCCACCGACTTGACCTCAATGTCGAGGTTCGTGCCGGTAACGCACAGTTCGCCATTCTCGACGGCCAGCAACACGTTACCCAGGATCGGGATCGTGTTGCGTTTTTCAACGGCGCGATTTACCGCCGCAAGGGCGGGGAGCAAAGCTCCCCTTTCTATGCTGAAACTGACCGTCACGCCGCTGCCTCCGGCTTGCCCGCGAAGCATGGCAGTTCAGTCTTCGTCTTGACGTCGAAAACCGAATGCTCCAGATGCTGGGTGATAATCTGGTCCGGGCGATAAATCTGGTAGCACCAATAAACGCTGCCGCTGCTGACGCGGTAGCGTAGACGCACCGGAATACGAACGGTATCGCCCATAAAGAATACCGGGATTGACAGGATGAACATGCCTGGCACTGTGACGGCCTTGCCATCAGAGCCAACGTGGTTTTCTTCCCACTGCAGCTGGCGCTCACCAGATTGCAAGGTGTGATTGACCTTGACCTTGGACTCCACGTTGATCTGCATCTTGCGCGAAAGATCGACCAACTGGTTAGGGTTGGCGACGGTGCAGGAGAAATCACGTTTGATATTGGCAACATCAGCGTCGGACGGTGACGCCAGATCGGGAATGCGATCTTCAAGGAAGTAGGCGAATTTCTCCTGCTCCATGAACTCGCCGTCCTTGCTGATCCAGATTTTCCACTCTTCGGACAGCGGAAACTCGTAATGGATGCGATGGGACAGAAAGTCGGCAATGCCACCGTTCCTCGCTTCATGATAGTCGATCACGGTTGTCATGCTTGGCTTCTGCCAGTTGAGATCGACAAACACAGCGGAATTTTCTGTCTTGTGCCGGTTGGTGAGATCGATCAGCGATTCCAGCGTCTGCGCGCGGGCCGTGCCATTTTTGCGTGCGGGGTGCAGGCGATGTTCTTCGAGCAGATTAGAAACACTACCAATGCGTGGCTCTCGGCCGCGCACCAGCAGTGCAGGTATGGCTTTAGGCAGACCTACCATCTGGTCATTGGTCAGGATGGTGATCAGTTCGGCGCCTTCTGCGCGCGCGCCAAGTTCGGCGGCAGCCCGGATATCGAAGGTTTTGAGGGGCGCCGGCAGAAGTTCGGAAGTTGCAGTATTCTCGGACATTTTAGCTCCTGATTTTCAGAGTGGTTAGCCGTGGATTACGTCGGTCACGCCACGCGATGCATCGCGAGGACCGCCGAACATGTCGATTTGCTTGGGGTGCTGGGTGGACAGAGAGCCATCATCCAGAAGCCAGTAGAACGATGATCCGTGAACCGGCTTCGGGCGCTTGGAACTGGTTTCCGCTTCAATGGTGACTGTGCCGTCGACCACTTCGATATTCAGCTTGAGCGTGACCGAACCTTTGGCCTTGACCTTGGGCCGTCCGCCGGTGTGCTCCTGCAAGGCGGCAAGAGTGTCCATCATTTCATTGGTCAGGCGCTGCGCCAGTTCGCCATTTTCCAGAAGGCCGATGATGGTGTTGGAATCGCGGATGCGTTGCATGGTTTCCTCTGCTGGTTGAGGGCGTGTTCGCCCGTTATCCGCGCCATTCAGGCGCGAAAGGGATTTCGTCATCCAAAGCTGGGCTGTAGCCGCCGCCATGCGAGTTGGCGGTCTGGCTCGATTGGTCGCGCGAGTGCTGCTCGCCGTAATCATCCTGGCTGGTTGGGCCTCGGCCACCGCCATTGCCCTGTGGCATGAGCTTCAATTCGCCGCCGAAGCTTTCCAGCACAAGTTCCGTGGAATAGCGCGTGTTGCCCTGCTGATCTTCCCACTTGCGCGTGCGGCTTTTGCCGGCGATGAAAACGATGTTTCCCTTCGACAGGTATTGTTCCGCAGTTTTGGCCTGCGCCTGGTTGAATATGACAACCGTATGCCACTCGGTCTTTTCTTTCCGCTCGCCGGTCTGCTTGTCGCGCCAATAATCTGACGTGACCACGCGCATCGTGACAATGAGGTCACCATTGCTTGAGCGGCGAACTTCGGGATCAGCCCCAAGACGGCCGATGATTTCATGACGATTGTACATTACGCCGCCGCCCTCCAGTCGATGCCCAGATAGCGGGAAAGGCGCGAAAGCCATGCTTCCTCGGCCTTCATCGGCGCCCACGGCTTGATCGCCCCGGTCAGCTTCGGCATCGGCAGTTCGGGAGCGTTGAGATTGGCCAGCCCCTTCTTCCCGAACAATGCGAGCGTTTCGGCGCGCAGCATGCGCTCGTCCATTTGCTTGACGGCGAAAGGCACGTGGGGCGGCAGGCCGGCCTTGCGATAAATAGCCTGATCGAGCCGCGCCTTAACGGCTTCGACCGCTTCGCGAACGCTCTGCATCGGGACATTGTGCAGGTCATACAATGTGTCGGCTAGAAATAGGACAGCCGGTCGCGACCAATCGCCGATCAACGCTTCATGCGCATCATGCAGGAGAAAAAAGGCCGCAATGGTCGTGTTGCCCGTTTCACTGGCGAGCGCATCGGCACCCATCACGCAATGCTGGGCGACGGAAAGCATGGGGCCAGAATGGAAACCGTTGAAGCGGGCAATCTTCGACAAGGCACCAGCGATTGTCGGCCAGTGGATATCGCCTTCCACAGGCTGGGCGAGGTTCATGAGTGAACCGTCGGGGCGAAAAGTCGGGATAATGGTCGTCATAGCGGGAAACCGAAGGCGAGCGAGAAAAATGGGAGAGCAAATGCAATGACGCTTGCGGCGATGGCCTCTGTGACTGTCATGACGGTGCCCGCCCGTTGCGAGCCAGTATTTTCGGCAGGGTTTGTTCTGCTGCGAGAGTGAGCCTGGCACGCTCTGCCGGGAGCAGGGGCAGGAAGTTGAGAAACTCCTGAAGCACACAGATGCAGCGCTCGCGCTGCGGCGCCCATGGGTCAAGCATAAGTGCTGCGCGGCTGGCGCAATACCGGCCCCAAGCTTCATAGAACTGCGTTGACGTTGTGAGATCGACAGTCATGGGTGGACGATTTGGAACCGGCTGTTTCACCTTCATGACCATGTCGGTGAGATTGTCGTGAACCGGCTTCCGGCTTTCCAATTTCCATTCCGCAGCCAGATTCTGCGCCTGCGTTCCAAATTCGATGATCTCAGCAGAAGTGAAACCGGCCCGGATCAGGTCTTTGAAGGTCGCGGCGCCAGACGACGCTGCAATGTCCTGCATCGTCTTCGCCATTTCGATCGCACGAAGATGCGGGGTGCGCTCCATCTCACGCGGGTCGGCATTACGAATTGGAAATGACGGCCGTGAAACGGCCGCCTTGTGCACCTGAGAATGTGTGAATGGAAGTGTCATGCTTCGCCTCCAACTTGAACGATATGGCGCAATGTAAGCATAACTTATATTTTAATTCAAGCGGTTCTTGAAATCCACAGATAAAAGAATCGATTCGACATTGCCAAAAAAAGAATCAATTATGAGAACGGAATAAGAACATACTAGCGTAAAAAAGGGGGTGCCATGTTCCCGCCAGAACCGACAATTGGACAGACTTTTTCGATATCGATTGAGTGTGGAGACTGTGGACACGTGCGATGGCGCAAGCCGCAAGATCTTTACAAGCTCGGCTTCAAATACGGGACATTGATCAACGATCTGGGGCTGAAACTGTACTGCGCGGAATGCCGTCGCAATGGAGATTCGGGGAAAAATGTGATTCTCAGTCCAGCTTTCAAAACTGAACTCGACCGAGAACGCGCGAACGCGTCCCGGATTAATAGCCTAATAGTTCCCGGAGAGGGATTACGCGCCACATGTTCTTGATGGCATAAGGATCAAAGCTTAGTTCTTTTTGAGGATTGAACTGCGTGCAGATAATCTCCGATGTCGAGCGCCGGACAAGGCGCTTGATATAGGCGTGACCTATCTCGCCTTCCTTCACCGGAAACATCTCAATAACAACATCATCGCCCGGCACGGCCTCGCGTCCGCCGCAGTAAATAAGCTCTCCGGGCTCATATCTCGGCCACATGCTGTCGCTGATCACATGAAGCGCAAACACCTTCCGAATGCCGGCAAGCCCAGGCGGGCGGCGCACATATCCAGTGATTTCCCCGTTGAGCGAAAAGTCGCCATCATCGCCACCTGCAGCCACCCCCCTGATCTCAACGTCTAGCGGCCCCTTCGGCAGCTCGTGAGAATCAGTGATAATTTCCGCTTCATTTACAGGCTGATCGTCGAGGTACACTACCTCGCCCCTACCCAAAGCCGCTGCATCCACTTTCAATAAATCGGCAGTCTTGATCAGGTTTTCCGTCGACGGTAGATTCTTGCCAATTTCCCAGTTGCCCACAGCAGCGGTCTGAGTGTTCAGATGGGCCGCAATCTCGCGCATCACCAAGCCGCGCTGCTTCCGCGCAGTCCGGATTGCCGCTCCAACTTTGATCGCCAGTTCATTCTTGTTCATGGGCAGCATGTGAAGCTTAAACATGTTTCCCGTCCATTTAAGAGTTTCTTGCTTTCATTTTTAAGTTATGCTTATATCAAGTCATGGAACCGAACCTTGACCCCTCCGGAGCCCTCAAGCTCGCCATAGACAAAGCCGGCAGCGCCAGCGCATTGGCGCGCCATTTGCGTTTGACGCCCTCTGCTGTCTTGCAATGGGATGTCGTACCCCCAAAACGCGTGCTCGAAGTTGAAGCCTTTACCGGTGTTTCCCGTCATGAACTTCGCCCGGATATTTACGGGATAAAGCCTATTGCTGAGGTGCCAGCATGACTTCAATCCTCCGCCGCCTTGATGACGCAGCCTGCGCTTTCCTGACCGGCCATTCGCGCCGCGATCTGAACCGGGTGCGCCTGTGCCGTCTGCATCTCCTTGTTCGTCGTGAAATTGCCCGCCTGAAGCGCGAAGAATGTGCGCATGAAGCTTACTCATTTCGTGCAACCTTCTGCCGGTCTCTAGCGCAGTCGCTTGCGAGCCGCCTTGAAGGCATCGTCTATCGCGTTGATGGTGATGCCTACCGAGTTTTGCTGGATCATCTCCATATCGAGCGCGTCAACCTGCACGCCCGCCGCAAATTTCAGTGGGACTACTGGCATTCGCTCGACGACTTCAACAAGGCGCGCATTCACTGCCCGGTAATGCCGGTAATCGATCCTGCCAGCAAGCAATACGGCAAGCTCTTCGAGGGCCTTGGTGACCGCCGCATTTTTGATCCGTTCCATGACAAGGGCGGTTTCCGCATTCGGCATTGGCATCGTGCTGTTGCTCCGTTTTTCCGGTGGCTGGTGCGCCCGCTTCAGCGTGTGAAGGTTAGCGGCCCGCCGTAGTGATCTGACCCCGGCAAACTGACACCAAAAACCCATTCCCTTAACGGGAAAAAACAGCGGCTTTTCCCGCCACGGGAAAGCTTTGTCTTTTGAGGACTTCCCCATGACGCAACTGACAGACGCATGGTTCCAGAGGATCAAGTCGGCACAGCGCGACCTCATCAAATATTGCGGCGGCATCGAGCGCGTCGTCGAGCTATCCGGCTTCTCCAAAAGCCAGGTCGGACGCTGGAACCTGTCGACCGAAACCGACCTGATGCCGCTCAATGTGGTCTACAAGCTTGAAAACGAATGCGGTGTGCTTTGCGTCACATCGGTGATGGCATCGCTCAATAACCGCCGACTGGCCGAGCCGGATGACGATGTGCGCGCAGCGGGCAATCTGCTCGCCGCCCACTCTGAACTCGTGGCAAGCGTTGGCGAGGTTATGAGCGTCGGCGCCCGCGTTTTCGCGGACGGTAAGGTCACGGGCACCGAAGCCATGCAGCTCGACAAGGTGGCGAGCAATGCCGAACGCAATATTTCCGGCCTGCGCCGGGAGCTTTCCGGCCACATTGCCAATGCACGTCGTGGCGACCCTGCGCTCCGCGTCATCGGGGATGACTAGCCATGGCGCGCCGATCCTCTCCCGCACAACGCCCCAGCCATATCGTTCTTCTGCTCGCCTCGCTTTGCGCCGGGATGACCATCGGCGGCGCTTATGCTGCGTTTCTCTATTGGGCGGTGACGCGATGACTATCAGCCTGCTCGACGGCCGCGTGGAAATCATTGTCGACGACGTGATGGCCGCGCTCGCGCGAATGCCATCTGACAGTGTGGATTGCATTGTGACCTCGCCTCCATATTGGGGCTTGAGGTCGTATATCGCCGATGGCGACCCATTGAAGCCGCTTGAAATCGGACTTGAACCGACACTCGCTTCGCATCTGGAAACGATGGTAGCCGTGTTCGAGCAGGTGCGCCGTGTCCTGAAGCCCACCGGCACATGCTGGATCAATTACGGCGACTGTTACGCCACCACGCCGAACGGCAAATCTGCCGCCGATTACAAGGCGGAAGGCACCGACGACCGGACATTCCGCGACAAGCCGTTCTCGACCATTGGCGGTGGCATCAAGCCCAAAGACCTGCTGATGATACCGAACCGGCTTGCGATCGCCCTGCAAGACGCTGGCTGGTGGGTGCGCTCGGAAATCATCTGGGGCAAATCCAACCCCATGCCGGATTCCTCGGGTGCTTATCGCCCATCCGCCGCGCATGAAAAAATCTTCATGCTGACGAAATCGGATGATGGCGACGTTTGGCGCGCGCGGGATACGGGCGAGATTTCCTTTTCGCCGGATCTGACAGAGCGCTGCCCCTTCATCACCGACCCGTCGCGTGAGGGTGCACGCTGGATACGCATGGGCGCTTATTATGATGCCGAGGCAGTACGGCAGGTAAGCGCAACGGGTCTCGCGCACCCCGTGCAAGGCTGGGCAACTGGCAGTGAAACCCCACATTCGCCGGTCGCTCATAACCGCGTCAGAAAAGACAAGCAACGTGGCCACGGTCGGCGTCACGACGTCTTCAATGATCGTTGGGACCAGATGACGAAGGAAGAACAAGGCGCAAACGGCCGCTTCCTTCGCAATTTCGAGCCTGCGCCGCTTTCCGTCTGGCCGATTGCCACCAAGCCGTTTTCCGAAGCGCATTTTGCGACATTCCCGCCGGAATTGGCAGAGCGCTGCATTCTTGCGGGGTGCCCGAAAGAGGGAGTTGTCCTCGATCCATTCGGCGGGGCCGGAACCACAGGGCTTGTAGCTGCGCGCCATGGTCGCCGCGCCGTGCTGATCGAGCTAAATCCGGAATATGCTGACATTGCCACGCGCCGCATTGAAAAAGAATGGCGCATGTCGGTTTCCAACGTTGAGCCATCCGATCTCGGTCCCTTGTTCACAAACGGGGCGACGGCATGAAAAGCACAACCGACTTCACTGTGCTCGGCATGTTCGTTGACCGCAAGAGAATCCTTTTCCGTATGAGCATCCAGCAGGTTGCGCGAGCGTGCAGCGTTCCCTCTGACGACGTTCATCGCGTCATCGCGGGCAAAGCGATCGGCCCGGACTCCCTCGCATCTTTCTGCGCCTGGCTTGGACGCTCCCCTTCATTTTTCGACAGCAATGAACTCGCCACCAGACGAGAGGTTTATCCATGATCACATTCGGCCAGCCCGGCAGCATCACGCCTCAAAGTTTCACGCCTGACCTGCCGACAGTCATGATTATCGAAGGGCTGGCGCTCCTTCGTGAAATGGGGATGACTCAAAGCGAAATCGCCAAGGCTTCTGGCATGTCGGTCTATGAGGTTCGCTCCTATTTCAACACCATCTGCCGCACCTGGAGCATTGAACAATGCTGGGGCGTGCGCGGGCGGGAAGAAACCGGGGGTGCACAATGAACCTCCCCCTGATTGTGGACTCCTTCGCAGGCGGTGGCGGTGCATCTACCGGCATTGAAATGGCCTTGGGTCGTTCGCCGGATATCGCAATCAATCACAATGCGGCCGCGCTGGCGCTGCATGAGGCGAACCATCCCCAAACACTGCACCTTTCTGAAAATGTCTACAAAATCGACCCGCTCGACTATCTGCGTGGCGCGCATGTCGGGCTGGGCTGGTTTTCCCCGGACTGCAAGCACTTCTCAAAGGCCAAGGGCGGCAAGCCAGTCGAACGCAACATTCGCGACCTCGCATGGATCATTCCCGGCTGGATCGAGCGCATTCAGCGCAGCGGCGGCAAAGTCGATGTTGTCATTCTCGAAAACGTCGAGGAGTTTCAGGATTACGGCCCGTTGATGGAAACCGCACGCGGTTTGATGCCAGACCCGGAACGAAAGGGCGAATACTTCAAAAAATGGTGCCGCAAGATCCGCTCGCTTGGGGGCAAGATAGAATGGCGGGAGTTGCGCGCCTGCGATTATGGCGCGCCAACCATCCGCAAGCGTTTCTTCGCTGTTATCCGCTTCGACGGCCAGCCCATTGTGTGGCCGAAACCGACACATGGTGCGCCTACCGATCCCGACGTTATTTCCGGGCGCAAGCTACCATGGCGCACAGCGGCGGAAATCATCGACTGGTCGCTGCCCTGCCCTTCCATTTTCGACACGTCCGAACAGATTATGGAAAAGCATGGGCTTCGGTCTGTCCGTCCGCTTGCTGGCAATACCATGGCCCGTGTCGCGCGCGGCATGAAGCGCTATGTGCTGGATGCCGAGCGCCCGTTTCTTGTAAACCTGACCCATGGCGGTAGGGTCGAGTCAACCGACGAACCTTTCAAGACAATCACCGGCGCGCATCGCGGCGAAAAGGCTGTCGTGTCACCGCACCTTGCATCACTAGCCCATGGTGATAGTGGCGGGCGCAGGGAATACCCCCTTACCGAACCGCACGGTGTCGTCACGGCTGGTGGTATTTCCAATGCCCTAATTGCGCCGTCCGTTATCCGCTTCAACACCGGAGCCACGGGGCAGGACGCTCGCGAGCCGCTTTCTACCGTTACCGCAAACAGCTTTATCAAACGGCCCGGCGGTGCGGCTCCTTTGGGCGTTGTCGCCCCGCATCTGATGACGATGCGAAATGCTGGCAAGCCTTTCAATGGTGCGGATGAGCCGACGCGCACCATTACGGCAGGCGGGGCCGGGCTGACCATTGTTGCGCCCACAATAGTCCGCGATTTCGGGACGTCGACCGGCCACGGCATTGATGAGCCGTCCCATACTGTTATGCCGGACGGCCAAGGCAAATCCCGCCTGATTACGGCTTACATGGCGCAACATAATAATGACAGCCGCCGCGAGGGCAGTGTTAATCCTGGTCGCCCCATGGACAAGCCGGTTTCGACGGTCACGCAAACAGGCTCGCAGCAAAGCGTCGTGGCGCCATATCTGCAAGCCTACTATGGCACCGGCGATGGCGGCGAAGAAACCCAGCCTGCCAGGACGGCCACGACGAAAGACCGGCACGGGCATGTCCAGGCCGCGCTCGACGTGCCACCTTTCACGCCAGCGCAGGCCGACCGGGCGCGTAAAGTGGCAGCGTTCCTGCGTTCCTATGGATTCTGGGACGAGCGCGAGTTCGTCACTATCGAAGCGGGCGGCGTTGTCTATGTTATCGTCGACATCGGCATGCGCATGCTAGTGCCGCGCGAGCTTTATCTCGCGCAAGGATTCCCGCCTGATTACGAAATTGAGCGCGGCGTCAATGGCGAGCTTTTCTCGAAATCAGTGCAGGTCTCATGTTGTGGCAACAGCGTTTCGCCACCTGTTGCCGCCGCGCTCGTCGCCGCGAATTGCAGCCATCTGGCCCTTCGTATGGAGGCAGCGGAATGACCTCTCCTGTTCAATTCCCCTATCTCTACCGCTGGAACAGGCAGGGCCGTAAAGGCCAGCCATGCGCGGTCGATGTACGCGCCAAGGTCATGAACTCCTGTCTGGTCCGTTTCCCCGATGGCTATACCATGGTGACAAGCCGCAATGCGCTTGCACGCAGAATGGATGCAGGTGGCTCCAAATGAGTGCGGCCCTGAAACTTTTTGTCGAGGATGCGCGCGCCATCACGATCGCGGATGCTGCGCAGCGCCTCAACCTGAAATGCAACCCGCGCGGAAGCGAACACCCGCAACCCTGCCCCGCATGCGGCGGCAAGGACACATTCGCCTTCAACACCCAGAAGAACAAATGGAACTGCCGCCAAGGCGGTATCGGCGGGAATGATGCCATTGGAATGGCAGCGCATGTGCGTGGCCTCAATGTTCGCAGCCGCGAAGGTCTGCTTGAAGCCTGCTCTATCCTCCTTGGCCAGCCCATCCCCGAAGGGGGCGAGCGGGAAGCAGAAGAAGACAGGACTGCGCGCCTGCTGCGGCTGGAAGAACAGCGCCTGCGCAATGCCGAATTGCAGGAAAAACAGGCTAAAAGCCAAGCAGATTATCGCGAGATCGAGCGCAACAAAGCGCGCAACATTTATGGCCGGGCTATTCCATTTCACCTTATAGATGTCTCCTTTGGACGCGATTACCTTGCATCCAGAGGGGCGTGTACCCCCGAGTGCGCATGGCTAAGAGTTGGCAAGAAAGTTGCCTACTGGCACGGTGGCGATATGGTCTATGAGGGGCCTGCCATGATCGCACCGATCATTGGCCCTGACCTCGGCGTCATCGGGTGCCACATCACCTGGATTGATCTCGCCCGCCGCCCGAAATGCCGACCGGAAATCATTGACACCGCGACCGGCGAAGTGTTGCCAACCAAAAAGATGCGCGGCAGCAAAAAGGGCGGGCTTATCCCGCTTGCCGGTCATCCACGATTGGAACGTTGGGTGGGTGGCGAAGGCATAGAAAACACTCTGGCCGTTGCGCGCGCCGAGAACATGCGGGCTGACACGTTCTATTTCGCCGCCGGCGATCTCGGCAATCTCTCCGGCCCCGCCGACCCTGCCTCGCGCTTTGCGCACCCAACCTTGAAGAAAGAGGACGCCAAGGGCCGTCTGCGCACTGTCATGGTACAGGGTCCGGTTCCGCGCCACGACCAAGGACCGGAGGATGCTTTCTGGGTTGGCGACCATGTGCGCGAAATTGTGCTTCTGGGTGATGGGGATTCCGAGCGCGTGATGACTTCCGCCGCGATGGCGCGGGCGCGGGCACGAATTCTGCGCCCAGATCGCAAGGTTGCAATTGCCTGGCCTCCGGCCGGGACTGATTTTTCTGAAATGATGGCAGGTGCCGCGTGACAAAGAATACCCAAGACATACCCGCCGCGGTGCGCGCAATCATGGCTGAAGCCTCACGGCAGGCGGAAGCTGCCGAAATTGATCCCCGCAACCCCACTACCGATGGTGTGCCTGATGCACACTCCCAGGATGATGGTGAGCCAGCGGCCACCGCGCGTGGTGATCGGACAGTCGACCGCGAAGTGGTGAGGGCCTGTGCGGCACTCGACCATTCCGACACGGATAACGCGGAACGTCTGCAGCGCCATTTTGGTGAGGATATGCTCGTGCTTGCCCAGAGCAAGGCCCGCAAGGCGACCTATGCGATTTGGGACGGCACGCATTGGGATATTGACACGGGCGATCCGCGCTCGCTCGCCATTGCACAACAGCTTGGCGGACGCATCGCCATGGAAACAGAGTTCCTGGAATATACGCCTGCTGAAACTGAGGCGGTGCTGGCCGGAAGAGAAGCACTGAAAAAGCTGGAGGATGAACGCTCCAAACCTGAAAAGCGGCTGGCCAACGCTGCGGCCAATGCCAAGGCCAATCTCGCCAAGCGTAAGAAGCGGCGCATGGACCATGCGGTCACGTCGAAGAACCGAGCGAGGCTGGAAGCGATGCTGACGTGTCTGGCACCGCATGTGATGCGTTCGCCAGACGATTTCAACGCCGATCCGCTTAAAGTGGCGCTTCTGGACCACACGCTGATTTTCTCGCGTGAGGTCGAGCACGTGCGAAACCCGGCTTTTGACGATCCCGACGACAACCGCGAGAATATACCCGAGACCATCGAGCGCAAAACCGCCAGCGTCAAGGCGATCAAAGGGCATCGCCGTGGCGACCTCATCACCCAGATCATCCCCGTCGCTTATCAAAAGAACGCCAAATGCCCGAAATGGGACGCTTTTCTCAAACGCATGCTGCCGAGCGACGATGTGCGCCGCATGGTGCAGGTGGCGTCCGGTCTGGGTTTAGTGGGCCTCACCGTGCAGAAATTGTTCTTCCATTACGGCTTCGGCGCCAATGGCAAGTCCGTCTACATGGAAACGCTCTGCCGTCTGCTGGGCGATGTATCTGTTACGCTGCCGTCCGAATCCTTCATCGGTGAAGGCAATTCCGGCGGTGCCGCCTCGCCTGATATGGCGCGGCTCTATGGCCGACGCTTCCTTCGCGTCAAGGAATTGCCCGAAGGCGAGGATTTGCGCGAAAATCTGGTCAAGGATTTGACCGGCGGCGAAGATTTTACCGTCCGTGACCTGTTTCAGGGCTATTTCGATTTCAAGCCCATATTCACCGGGCACATGTCCGGCAACGGCTATCCTCGCATCACTGGCACTGACAACGGCATCTGGCGGCGCATGGTCGTGGTGCATTGGCCTGTGACGCTGAAAAAGGAGGAGCAGCGCGAATTTGAGGAAGTGGTTTCGGAATTCCAGCCGGAATATCCGGGCATACTGAACTGGCTCATAGAGGGTGTTCTGATCTTCCTGCGTGAAGGGCTGGTCATTCCGGCATCAGTCGAGGCGAAAACGCAGGAATACCGCGACGAAATGGACCCCACGTCTGCTTTCTGCGCCCGATGTATCGAAGCTGATGAACATGGCGAGGTGACAGCCAAGGACTTCTATCAGGCTTATGTTGACTTCACCGTCGATCAGGGTGGCAAGCCCATATCGCTGACCAGATTCGGGCTGATCATGAAAAAGAAGTACCGGCGCGAGGATGGGCGCGCGGTGAAATACCATGGCCTGCGCCTGATTGAGGTTCCGAAACCCGCTCACACGTCCGGCTCTGATGATTACGAGGCGCACATGCGATGATGCTTGCTCTCCGTCCCCGTAACCCCGCCTTCGGCACGGCTTTCACTCCTGAAAACCGGCAACCCTTTGATATGATTTAACTTATGCTGTGCAGTAGTTTGCACCAGTTTGCACCACTCTGCACCAGTTTAAACAACGGGATAAATGAAATGAATTCAACAACTTGCACCAGTTTGCACCAGTTTTTCTTATGTATACATAAGGGAAAAAGGGGGATGGGGGAAAAAGCTTATTATATGCACAAGACAAAACTGGTGCAAACTAGTGCAAATATTTGATTTTGTTATTCGATTTCCAGTTTTCTAAGTGGTGCAAACTGGTGCAAACTATCGCAAGTGGTGTAAAACATGAAAACCGTAACGATTGATGAACTTCTCGTCTGGGCTTTCGTCCACGAACTGCCAAAAGGTGGCGGCGTTGATGGTCTGGATAGCATTCACTCTGCATGGCGGCAACTGGAGGCTTCGTCTTGGGGAAAAGTTTTGGGCTATGCCGAACTCATGACGCTTGTCGACCGCGACCGTTCAGAACCAGGTATGTGGGTCGAACAGGGTGCGCCGCATGAGGACGCGCTTGAGGTGGGTAAGGCGGTTGCCGATCTTGCCCGCTATGATGTTTCTTTCCCTGATGGCTGGAACCCGGTTGCCGATTGGCAGGATTTCGACGGGTTGACGGCTGATGCGGTGGCGCGGGCGACCGAACGTCTGATGCTGCGCCCTGCCCGTTCGCGCAGCGCCGGCATCGCATCGCTTGTTATTTCCAGCGCGGTGCTTGGACGTGCGCCAGATTATACCGCGCCCGAACCGGAATGCGTGGTGTTCGCGCGCCGCGAGGGAACCCCGTCATGGTTCGTCCGTAGGCCAGCCATCGATGCCTTCGGGCGTGAATACTCGGTAGAGGTTGACGGATTCAATCGCCGCGCCCATCGGCCATATCCTGGCGCTTACCGCAAGTTTGTTCTGACGCCTGACCCGACTGCCGATATCTTGGGACGGATTGACTATCAGATTTGGGTTGCGGCCCTCGCGAAGCTGGAAACAGCACTCATTGATCGGCTCGTAGGCCACAAGTTGACATTTTCGCACCGTTCGGCAACGCCATGGTTGGATGATCGCGATATGGTCGGCATCCAGCTTTGTCGGGCTTTTGGTGATACCAAACGTGTGGAGCCCCAAAATATGTGTTGACCTGCTGCAGAAACTTGACTTACACCTTGGATGCTAAAAAAGATTAGACAGAACCCCGGCGCACCCGCGACCGGGGTTTTTCGTTTCATGGGGCGGAATTTGCGATGCTTGTCTATCGGTGGGAAAACATCGAAGGGCTGCGCCGGTTCACCGACGGCATTAAGCGGCTGCAAACGGAATTTCCGAAAGTTTTGCCGCGCATCGTCAATCAGGTTGGGCGGCGTGCCCGCACCCGCGTGGTGCGCAACCTCACGAAACAAACAGGACTGGAACGGCAAGTCATCGTACGTGCGGTGAAGAACGTTGACACCGCAAAGCCGGGAAAACTGTTCTATTCGCTGCAATCCCGTGGTGGGTTTATCCGCCTCAAGTATTTCAGGGCAAGAGAAACCCGGCAGGGTGTAGCCGCGCAGCCATTTGGGAAGCGCCGCGTATTCCACGGTACCTTCATCATGGGCGGGCAGTTCCCCTACCGCCATGTGAAGAACTGGAACCTTGATGGGCATGTCTATCGACGCATTGGCCGCGCTTCGCAGCGGCGTGTAATGCAGGTAAAGTCGGACGTTCGCATCCCCGATGAGATGGTGCGTGGCGATACCCGAGATGCATTCGAGCGTGAGGCGACCGTGACCATGCCCCCTCGGGTCGAGGCGGTCATTCGCAAGCTCCTGGCCTGACCCCTCCCCCCTTTTAGGGACCGTATCCGCCCATAATCCACCGGACGGGCGAGCTCGACTGCCGGTTTTCGCCAGTAGGTCGTTTTGAAAGCGATACACGGATACACGTGCTTGCACGTGTGCATACACACAACGCAAAACGGGACGCCATGTCGGACGGTGATTGGATTTCGATTTCGGAAGCCGCCGCGCGGCTGACCGCGATGGGTGATATGGTCGAGCGCTCGACCCTGTCGCGATACCTGAAGCAACATTCCGAAGCGATTGAGCTTCGCGACAACGGAAAGGCGCGACTGGTCGAGTTCAATACTCTGGTCGCCCACCGAAACGAGAATATCCGTATCCGCGTGGCTCCTCCCACGACGCGGACCATTGCGGCGCAGGGAAACTTCAACCCTGCGCCGCGCTTTTCGGGAAGCCAGTCCGATGGCGCAGCGCGAAAGGCCCAGGCCGACGCCGAACTGCGCGAAATGGACTTGGCGGAACGCCGCAAGACACTGACCAAAGTGTCGGAAGTGGATCGTGCGGGCCGCGATGCAGTCGCACTCATGCAGAGCGCGTTTGAACGCGCACTGGAAACGGAGGCCGCAAACGCCTCGGTGAAATACGGGTTTGACGAACGCGCCACGCGTATGGTCCTCAAGGCGTTTGTCCGCAAGGGACTGGAAGTTTTCAATCAGACAATTCTCGGACGGATCGATGCCATGCGCCAGCGGGACGAGGCCGACACGACCGACGAACCAAAAGAGGAAAGCGAACAGATATGAACGCCCCGCAGCCGCGCGAGCAATTCATGGAATTGCCCCGTGGCGAACTGGTGTTGTTCCGGGGGCTGGAAGCTGCCAGCCGCCCTATTGAGAATCTGACCATTTCCGAGCATGCGGACCGCTATCGCAAGGTTTCGCCCGAATCCGGCTCGCCTTGGCCGGGCGACTTCCGCACTGACCGTGTGCCGTATCTGCGCGAGCCGCAAGATTGTCTGCATCCGGATCATCCGGCGCGCCGCTGTACTGCCCGCTGGGCCGCGCAGCTTGGCAAATCGACCGCAATCGAAAACTGGTTTTGCTTCATCGTTGACCAAGCCCCCGGCTCGATGATGATCGTGCTGCCGACCTTGGAAGAGGCGACGAAGTTCAACCGCATCAAGCTTCATCCGACCATTGAGGAGACACCACGCATCAAGCACAAGGTACTCCCGGTCAACAGCCGCGACGAACAAGGATCGACTACGGCATTCAAACGTTTCGCCGGCGGCTTCTGCCAGATCGTCAATGCAGGTTCGTCCAAGGGCCTGCAGATGGTATCGATCAAGTATCTCGCCATGGACGAGATCACCGGCTACCAGAGCGATGTTGACGGTCGCGGCAGTCCTCGCGATCAGGCCCGCGCCCGACAGAAAATGCATGGCGACACTGCTAAAGAATGGCAGGGATCGACGCCGGGAATAGCTGGCGCTTGTGCGATCACCGACGATTTCGAGGCTGGCGATCAGCGCTATAATTACCTGCCCTGCCCGCACTGCCGCACTTATCAGGCATTGGAATTCGACAACATGTCGCCAGCAGACCCCGAAAGAGGTCTGCCGGTGCACTTCCGCTGCATTTCCTGCAACGAGGTCATTCTCGATGGTCACAAGCATGAAATGCTGCCGCAAGGAAAATGGATTGCTCGGCGGGTCCGTGAAGGCGAACCGTCTATTCCTCTGGCGATCCCGGAGGCCGATATCGAGCTATGGCGCTGCAATCCATGCGAGGGGCGTTGCAGGGACTGGCAACCGTCGTGGCATCTGTGGGCAGCCTATGCTCCGCGCGAGCGTTGGGCCGATATCTGGTCCCGCTGGACGGACGCACAAGGTAACGTCACCAAGCTGCGCACATTCTTCCAGCAGGATTTGGCGCTGCCCTATGACCCTGCCGGCGTGGCCGTCGAGCATGAGAAAATCGTCGAGGCGGTGCGCAAGGAATTGCAGCCTTCACGGGTCATCCCGTCATGGGCCGGTCTCGTGGTTTCCGCTGCCGACGTGCAGGGCTATGGCATCAAGTGGTTGGTCATCGCCATTGGTCCGCGCGGCCAATACCAGATTATCGACCGGGAAATTTTCGAGGGAGCCCCTGACCAAAGCGACGAACCCTGGATCAAATTGTCGGATGCTTTCGGACGCGAATATCCGACCGCCGGCGGCGGTATGAAGGGTATTGACCTTTCCGGCGTCGACTCCGGTTTCGCGACCGACCGCGTTTATCGTTTTTGCGCACCGCGCGCGAACGTTTATGCGCTCGATGGCCGCGCACCGCAGGGGCTCCCGTGGCTGGGAACACCAGTCAAGCGGGACATCAAAGACAAGCACCGGCGCATCATTGCAAAGGTTCTTCTCTATCCGGTTGGCCTGTTCGATGTGAAAACCGCTGTCGTCGCCTCTCTCGCCAATCTCGTGCTGGGGGCCGATGAGAGCGGGCAATGGCCGCGCAACACGCTGCACATCGCCAACGACATTTGCGACGAAGACTTTGCCAAGGAGTTGACCGCCGAAAGTCTCGTTGATCCGGATGAAGAGGCCCTGCTCAAGCCATCACGTGGCAAGCGAAAACTGATCCCGTCAAAGGCGGGACGTATATGGAAAAAGATCGTAGGGCGCCAAAACGACTGGTTTGATGCCACCGTTTACGCCTTCGCACTCGGCTGGCACCTTGAACGCAAACTTCGCCTGACCGCCGAGCGGTGGGCCGACCTGCTGGTCAAGGTTCATGGCGTGCCAGCCGAGAATGATTTGTTCGGTCATGCCGAGCAATCAGTCTTCGACAAGCCTGAGAAACCGAAAAAGCCACGCGATACAGAAGCGCGGCGCAATGCATGGAAAAATCGATGAAGCAGCGCTTCCGCATCAAAGCAGTGGGCCGCTCTATCAGCCCCGGCACAGATGTGTCGGGCGTTGCAGCGCGACCGACCGCTCGTATGCTGCGCGATTCCAAGAGCGGCGTTCTGGCAGCGCAACAGGTTTCCATTGTCGACAACCGCGAGGAAATCCGCCGAAGCTGGCGGCGGGCCGCCGCCTATGCACTGGATTTCATCCAGAATTCCGGCAAGCTCAAAGGGGCTTGCGATCAGGTTCTCGTCGATACTGTCGGTGTCGAGCTTGTTTTGCAGCCACAGCCGGAACTCGCTGAACTCGGTTATTCGCCGGACGAAGTTGCCGCTCTCGTCGCGCAGATAAAGCGGGAATGGAAGCGTTATGCGTGGAACCCGCGTGAATGCGACATGCGGGGCAAATTCACCTTACCGCAGCTGGTCGATATCGGTCTGCGTTGGTACATGGCCTACGGCGAAATCACTGGCATTCTGGATTACATGCCTCGCGCCAAGCGCCGAGCGAAGGGAATCAGGACCGGACTGAAAGTCTGCATGACCCCGCCGAGCAAGCTAGTGCAGGACACCAACGAGTTCGAAAACCTGTTCCAGGGCGTCTACCACGACGAGGACGGAAGCCCGATCGGCTATTTGTTCGAGGAAAAGGTCAACGGAGTCACCCAGAAAGTTCGCTATCCAGCTTTTGACGCGGAAGGGCGACCGACGGTCCTGCATCTGTTCGACCCAACCGACGCAACGGACGTTCGCGGCATTTCCGTTCTTTCGTCTGCGATTCGAAAGCACGCCCAGAAAGAGGTTCTTGACGAAGCGACCCTGCAAACGGCCATCCTGCAATCCATCTTTGCGGCAGTGCTGACAAGCGAGAACCCATCGAAGGATGCATTTGAAGCGCTGGAAGCGTTGGAGGATGAAGAACTCCGGGACGAGTTCGTAGGCTTTTTGCAGGCCAAGATGGACAAGGCGCGCGAAAGCACCATTGGCATCAACGGCACACCGACTGTCGCGCAGCTGGGGCCTGGAGAAGATCTGCAATTCCGGTCATCTGCTACGCCAGGCAAGGAATATCTTCCATTTGCCAGCAGCCTTGACCGGGAAACCGCCCGCGCAATCGGCGTTACATACAGCAGCTACGCCATGGACCATTCGGCTGCAACCTATTCGTCCGTTCGCATGGAGAACGCCACCATCTGGCCGATTGCTGTCAGGAGGCGCGAACGTCTGGCGGCCCCGATGTTGCAGGCCGTTTACGAAAGCTGGTTTGACGAAATGGTCGGCGAAGGCCGCATCAAGCTCAAGGTCTCTTACGAAGTTTTCGTCGCCAACCGGGAAAAATTTACCTGGGCACAGTGGCAGGGACCAGCCGCACCGACCGCCGATGATTACAAGAGCGAGCGGGCCGTATCGGAGCGCATTGCAAATGGCACATCATCCATCGCCATCGAATGTGGCCAGAAAGGTATCGACCCGGACGAGTTGTTTAACCAGCAGCAGCGCGAGCACAGACGCTACGTCGCCGCTGGCATGCGCTCACCCTATGAGCGCCCAAACCAACCTTCGCTTCCGGTGGACGATCCACCAGATGAAACAAACAAGAAGAAAGATGCGGCATGAACACGATCCGTATCAGAAAAACTGAAATCGATCTCGATGACCCGTGCGCCGCAGCCAAAAAACTGCGCGGTCTCCGCGTCCAGATTGCCGCCGGCGGGCAGACCGAAGTCGTGCGCTTCGGTGACGACGAAGTCCGTTATGGCAAAACCAACATTGCGGCGCTTGATCAGGAGATCGAGCGCCTGACGGCGGAATGCCAGAACATCAGCGGCGGTCCTCGCCGCCGGTTCGCGAAGCGGATGCGTTTCTGCTGACCTAACAGGAGATTCCACAATGCCCGTTCTTCAGAACGGCGAACTCGTGCTCTACGGGTTCGTCGGCGCTAGCTATTACGACGAAGGCTTTACGGCGAAAGACGTTCTTTACGCGCTCGCCGAGGTGGGGCGCGACACGGATATAACAGTGCGCATCAATTCGCCGGGCGGTTACACCGATGATGGCATATTCGACCCAAACTTGCAGGATAGGCTTGGCTATCACCTCCTGAAGCGGCGCGGATATGAAGAATTCATGGCTGGAAACATCGACCGGATGGAATTCGGCAAGCGGCTTGCGCAGGAGTGGGCATCGTTTCCGGTTCTGGCCGCGGTGCGCGGCGCGCACCGGATCGTCAAGAGAGGCGAGACCTATTACGCTGGCGATGCCTTGAATAAGGCTCTGGTCACACCGGCAAAAATTGAAACGCTTCTGGATAGGGTGAAGGCCACCGGCGATGCTGTCGCGCCTGTGGCTGAGGCACAACCCTCCTCGCCGCAAGCAATGTCCGGGTTCTGGGCCAGCCTGTGCGCGACCGTTCTCATGTACTTTGGAAAGGGCAAGTGATGGATATTGCCCTGCTCATTCCGATTATACGGCAGATTCTTCAGGTCGTTGGCGGCGTCTTGATCACTCGCGGCTGGCTGGATGACGGTTCTGCCGAGGCGCTTATCGGCATCATAGTCAATGGCATCACGTTCGGCTGGTGGATGTTTGATCGATATCGCATCAACAAACGTAACCGTGATCTCCGGCAAACAGTCGAGGACAACAGCAATGCCTTGGTTCGTTAAACACTGGCGCGTTTTGGCGGCCATAGGTGCGTGTCTGGCCGGACTGGGGCTATACGCACTTGGCAGGCATGACGGGACACAACAAGCGGCTGTGGCGGCGGCGGAAGCTACGGCAAGAGCTATTCAGAAAAGGGCGGACGTCGATGAAAAGATTATCGACATGGATAGTTATCAGCTTTGCATTGAGCTTGGCGGCGGGATGCAGTGCAACGACATCAAACTGCGCGGGGTGGAAGGCGATCCCCATTAAGCCTGAAACAGCAGCATATATCGCTGGAAACGACATGCGAGCAGGTCAAGTGATCGCAGGGCATAATGCATACGGAAAAGCAGCGGGGTGCTGGGAATGACGCCGATGGACACTCAAGCTCAAATCGTCAATCGAATGAACGATCTTCCAGAGAGGACAAAGGAGTTTCTCTCCAAACTGGATGAAGACGACATCGAGAATCTGGAAGATGCGATGCGGTTTTGGGAGTGTAGAAATTTTTGTGCTTGAGGCCATAGTGATGGAAAGAAAGGCCCCATCGTATGGCAATAGACAAGGAACTTCTGGATCAGCTTCTTGCGGGGCATAATCCACATGAACTGTTTTCGAAAGACGGTCTTCTGGAGGAGCTGAAGAAAGCACTTTCGGAACGCATATTGAATGCGGAGCTTGACGAGCACCTTGCGGAAGAGCGCTTGGAAGGCAATGCGAACCGTCGAAACGGTACGTCGAAAAAGACGGTGCTGACCGGCACCTCGAAACTGACCCTTTCGATACCGCGTGACCGTTCGGGCACCTTCGATCCGCAGCTGATCGCCAGATATCAGCGCCGGTTCCCGGATTTCGATACGAAGATCATTTCGATGTATGCACGCGGCATGAGCGTTCGCGAGATCCGTGGCCACCTGGAGGAGCTTTATGGCATCGACGTTTCCCCGGGCCTGATCTCGGCGATCACCGACGCGGTGATGGACGAAGTGGGCGAATGGCAGAACCGTCCCCTCGACAATTGCTATCCGCTCGTCTTTTTCGATGCCATCCGCGTCAAGGTCCGCGATGAAGGCTTCGTTCGCAACAAAGCCGTCTATATCGCCCTTGCCGTTCTGCCGGATGGCACAAAGGATATTCTCGGCATCTGGATCGAACAGACGGAAGGTGCCAAATTCTGGCTGCGGGTGATGAACGAGCTGAAAAATCGTGGCGTTCAGGACATCCTGATGGCTGTTGTCGATGGGCTGAAGGGGTTTCCTGAAGCCATTACGGCAACCTTCCCACAAACGGTGGTGCAGACCTGCGTGGTTCATCTTATCCGGCATTCGCTGAATTTCGTGTCCTGGAAGGACCGCAAGCCGCTCATGCCGGCATTGCGGGCAATCTATCAGGCCAGCAGCGCCGAAGATGCGCTCAAGGCCCTTGATGCTTTCGAAACCGGATACTGGGGCGGAAAATACCCAGCCATTGCCCAGAGCTGGCGGCGCAACTGGGATCACGTCGTTCCATTCTTCGCTTATCCTGCCGCTGTGCGCAGGATCATATACACGACCAATGCCATTGAGGCCCTCAACTCAAAACTGCGCAGGGCAATCCGGGCACGCGGTCATTTTCCAAATGACGACGCCGCAATGAAAATGTTATATCTCGTGCTCAATCAGGCAGCTGGCGACTGGAAAAGGCCGCCGCGTGAATGGTTCGAGGCAAAAACTCAGTTCGCTGTCGTTTTCGGCGAGCGTTTTATAATCCAGTGAAAGGCGCCTCAAGCACAAAATTCCTGACAGTCCCTGCGGTTTTATGCTACCGTGCGCACCATGGGGCAGGTCATGAAGTGGCTGGCCATCACGATACTGGCAATCATCGCCGGCATCGCTTCACTCTATGAGAACAGCCTGAAAATATGGGGATGGCTTCACCGATAGTAGATTGAAGGGCGAATTGTCTCGCCCTTCTTGCCTTGTGCATTTACCGGATATTTCAAATGCGATACCAGTTATTTCTTGGTACCATAGTCCCCAAGATCACGTTCCGGGGGATTTTCACCATCGTCTTCCAGCCCGCAAGCTTTGATAATCTGGCCTATCGACTTGGTTGAACCGCGAACGTTGAAGGATTTCTCGTGATAGTTCTCGCCTAGAATCTGCATAACAACGGCAACCCTGTTCTTGGCCGCTGCGACAGATTTGAGCAAATCGATATCCACATCACCAAACGCTGTCGCCTTGTCGTTGATGTTTTGCAATTCCACATCCACATCAACGACGGGGTTCTTGTCAACGCGCACCCGTATCTTTGGCTTTGTGGCATTCGCCAGTGATATAGCTGCGCTATCTTCAAACGACTTGTCAGGGGTCATATATACGGCCTCGATCTTTGCGCCTTTGCAGCGAAAACCGAATCCATATTGCCCGGCGGCAGTAACCGCGATGTGCAACGCATCGTCATCAAAAGCACTTTCCTGCCCTTGGTATATCCATTGTGCGTTTGCCACGCAGCAAGTCGCCAGCAGCCCCGCCAGCGCAACCCCAAGCCTTCTCATAATCTGCCCCTGCTATTTCAAAAATGACAAATCGAAGCTGGCCAAAGAATATTTGGCAAGTCAATAGGATGTTTATGTATTGCCCTCATTTAATACACGCTCGGTGCTGAAAGGTGCCATCGTGTCATCGCCCTGGTATCTGCTGGAATTGACCTGCGGCGAAACGCGCCATGCCTGGAGTTTATTTTCGTTCGCTGGAACAAGCATATCCTGACGCGGCTCTGCCAGCCAAGGAATCCAGTGTTTCTCGTCTAGAATGACGGGCATGCGGTCGTGAATTTCGCCCATGAACATATTTGCCGAAGTGACGATAATGGTGCAGCTCTGCACTTCTCGCCGGTTTTGTCGTCTTGCCATATGTCGTACATGCCGGCGAAGGTGAGTGGACAACCATCCTTGGCCGATATGAACCAAGGCAACTTTCCCCGATCTTCTTCGGTCCATCCGCATCGCAGAGATGCACAAACAGGCTCCCGGCTTTAGCTACATGGGCGTTGTCGTTCTTGTATCCGCTCATTTGTACCAGTGCTTTCCATCGTTCCACATGAATGGCCGATTAAATTCCAGCTGCTTCCTACGCCACAACTCTTCAAACATCCTTTTCACAAGGGTAATGGCTTCTTCCTTATTCTCGCAAACGCCATAGGGCAGAGCCTGAAAGGGGCTTCGGGTGCAAACCAGTGCCCATTTCCAAGTTCCCGCATTGGGGCCGAAATCGCTTCTCAGGATGCGACAGAAATCGCCCCAGTCCGTATATGCAATGAAGTCTCCAGGGCGTGTCTGCCCGCCGATGACCGTTCGCTCCCATTTCAGCTGCATCATTTGTCTGGCAGCCCATAGCTAATGAAGTTGCCCGCTCTGTTGCCGCATTTACGGCACACCAGTCGTGGCTCGATCTCTTCGAGCGTAACCCACTCTCCGAAGCGCGCAGCCATAAACGGAGCGGTCTTTTCCAGATAGTGACGGCAATTGGCGCAGCTAAAGCGCACCACGTTTCGCGGGCGCAGTTCTCGCAGTGGCGTTCTCATTTTATTTCACGAAGATTGTCGGCTTCCAGCCCCTGGTATAGCCGTGGCTGACAGCCATGCTTGCAATGGCGATTTGTTGGGCCAAAAATTCGCGATCCTCCAGTAAGGCTTTGATCGCTGCTCGTGTGTCTCCGCCGTGATAGGCGAGCACCAAGTCGATTTCATCTTCAATATCGTGCGCAAGCGCATTCATAGTTCTGCTCCAGTGAAGCAGACACCCACACCACCAAATGTGTCTGTATTTCATCGGCGCCGCCTGCCGATGTTCCTAACATGTTCTCATTCTGAAAAAGAGTCAATCGCGATTTTGCGGTTGTGGAAATCCGCCCCATCCGGGGTGGCCATCGGTGCAAGTAACACCGAAAAGCGGCGGTTGATGATTGGCGTCTCCATCCGCCCGGCATGACGGCAGGTCAAATGCCACACCCCTACCCTTGCGGGCGGGGGCATACTGGCCTCGACAGGTTAATAAAAATGCAAGAAGGATTCTTATTCACAGCCGTGCGACCGGTATCGCCGCCGGCGAGCTACATTGGCGGTAAGAAACAGCTGGCGCAGCGGCTCGCCTCCATCATCGAGCAAATCCCGCATAAACTTTATGCCGAACCGTTTGTCGGTATGGGTGGGGTTTTCTTCCGCCGAAGACTGGTTCCAAAATCAGAGGCGATCAACGATATTTCCGGCGACGTGGCCACGCTGTTTCGGATTCTTCAACGTCACTATCCGCAATTGATGGAGACAATGAAATTCCAGATTACGTCGCGAAAAGAGTTTGAGCGGCTAGCCGCATGTGACCCTGATACGCTCACGGACCTGGAGCGAGCCGCACGGTTCCTTTATCTCCAGAAGCTAGCCTTTGGCGGCAAGGTCAGGGGGCGGACATTCGGCGTCGATACAACCGGCCCGGCCCGTTTTAACATCAACCGGCTCGGCCCGATTCTGGAAGAGGTGCACGAGCGTCTTGCAGGCGTCGTGATTGAGCGCCTCCCCTGGGACATATTCATTGATCGATACGACACATCGGCAACGCTGTTCTATCTCGACCCGCCCTATTATGGCTGCGAGACAGATTACGGAAATGATGTGTTTTCCCGTATAGACTTTGCCAGGATGGCCGCCCACCTTGAATCCATCAAGGGAAGGTTTGTGCTATCGTTGAATGACAGGCCAGAAGTGCGGGAAATATTCGGGTCGTTCCGTATATGCGAAGTGCCGCTGACCTACACGATCGCAGGTGGCGAAGGAAAACCGGTTTCCGAAGTGATAATCATGGATACGAAAGAACCGGCGGTGGCGAACATGCCTTGAGTCAGGCATAGGCAGGCCACGAGTGCCTGCCTAGATTTGGTCATTTCTGAAATAGAGACCGGATCGAAGGAAGTTGTCGACTGATCGCTTCAGCGGCCTTTTGGCTTGCCTCGGCGTATTCCGCCGAGGTGTAGCCGAGCTTCGCGAGCTTTGTGAGGGCCATGGCAACATCTTGCTGCACTGTCAATCTCGTTTCGCATCCCATTAGTTGCACCATGGTTCTCTTTTGCCGCGCCAAGGCCGGGCGAGTTCCTCACTGATCAGTGTTTCGCCCACATCTTTACCGTCAATGTAAACCGTCGCCAAGGTGCGGCGATAGCGATCTTTCATTCGTCCAGTTTTTGGATCGCCTCTCTTGATCTCAACCTCTCCGCCGCCGAGCAGCGCAGCCAATCGCTTACGCGCCACCAGCCCCAGCCGCCGTTCCGCGTCACATTTCGGATGCCCAATCTCCGGCGCATCGATGTTGGCTATCCGGATTCTTTCGGATCGGATCGTAAAAGTGTCGCCATCAATCACGCAGATATCGCGGCCAGTTGCCAGGCATTTCCCAGCCTGTGCTCCATGGATAGTGCCAGGTGCCGCAGCGAGCATCAGCAGCGTGAAGACTGCCAATCTGTGGGGAAATCTGTGGGGTGACAGGCTTTTTAATATCGGGGAATATGATCTAAGCATTTGATTCTTCTATGGTCGGAGTGAGAGGATTCGAACCTCCGACCCCCTCGTCCCGAACGAGTTGCTCTTACGTAAGTGATGCGGGTTGGAAACCAATAGTAGTCTTTCACATCGCATAGCACCAAAAACAGGCACCTTGTAGCTTGCAGAGCGCCTCCAGTTTCAACGTTCTCGTCGCATGATTGAATGAAATTCCATTGATGGCGCCGATCCGAAGGCGTCGACGTATGCTTCGCAAACGTTGGTCCACTGATGATTTCTGTAAAATGCTAGAACAACAGACTTAAGACCTTGATAAGAAAGGCCAAGTTCCACTTTGAAGTCTCTTTCGAAAGCAGATGTGCTCATCTTACCGCCATTTTCAAGCAGACCATCCCATTTTTCAAATATATCGTGAGCCTTGTTTATATCCTCTCGGCCCCAATTCTTACTCAAAATTAGCGCTTCGATAGGGTGTTGGTTATAGTTGATTGTCTCCCCAAGCAGTGATACGTGATAGGTAAGTTTATTTAGCGTTTCTACTATCTCTTCATTGGTCATTTCTAATCTCCAATGCTTGTACTATTTGAGGCTAATTCTGAAATTGTATCTTGAACCAGAACTTGAAGTTCTCGCCAAGTCTCTGAATCAGGCTCTAAATGAAATGACTCCTGATAGTCATTTAGTTTTATCTGTGCCTGAGTCAGTAATCTTCGCGCAGTGCTGCCGTGACCTGTTTTCGGCAACGCGCTTAATGCATTGTCGAATTCTCGCCGAATAAGATCAAAGCGGTTACCAACTTTGTACCCTCTTTCCTGCTTCTTCGGCGGTCCCACGTCGCGAATATGCTCTTGAGTGGACTTCAAACGCTCACCCACGGCGGATAGCTGAACAGCCGCCATCGCACTCATGGCATCTCGGCTCGATTTCCTTGCACTTTTTGCCTGACGGATACTCACTGCCATACTAATAAGAGTTATGATCGCACCGCTAATAGTTATCCAATCAGAAGAACTCACCATCACTCTCACTTCCCAAAGCCTCATGCTGAAATAGCTAAACGAATGGCATCTTCAGAGCAACAAGCATCAGCGATGGTAACAGGGCAAATAGGATCGAGAGCAATTTGACAGTTAATAGCGCTTAACGACTTTGCTAGTGCAGGCTCTTCCTCCGCTGCCCACATAAATGATTTGGGTGCGCGTTGGGTGCAAGACCGCTTTTGTTCGTAACATGTTCTACAAACGTACGTACCTGGCGAACCGTGAAAAACCGCGCTAATCAGGCATTATAAGATTTCCCGATTGCGTTGACATCGTAGGGGTCACAGGTTCAATCCCTGTCACGCCCACCATTCGATCTCCAAGTAAATCAAATACTTATAGGAAAAATGCGCTGCTGATATGTATCGCTCTTTAGGTCCAATGAACCTGATATGAACCTAGCAGACACTCGCTCGAACGAGCGTATGCATGAATAGGTGAGAGCTTCTCCTCTGACTGCGATACTATTATTTGTGAAGCCACCCCCATATTTTAAGCGTATTCTCATAAAGAGAAGCGATACCGACAATGATTGCAAGAACGGTTATCGCAAGCCACTTCACGACATGCCCCATTGTGCGGACGGTCGCATAGAACTTCATCGCATCTTCCAGATTGTCGATATCATCTTCGTCCAGCTTGGACAGAAATTCCTTTGTCCGGTCTGGAAGCTCGCCCATGCGATTGACGGTTCGAGCTTCATTATCCATTGGCGTCACTTCCAGCACCCCGCCGCTTTCCCGAATGCATTATGTCCGGCAATACCTTGCCCAGCCGGTATATCGTTTCCTGCCAGATAAACAGCCGTCGCCGGTTTAAGGCTTAGCTGAAGCATAAGGCGCGTTTTAACGGCTTGAGCAGGCGCTTCCGGCTGGTCAATAAAAAAGGAGGCAAGATTGCCTCCAAACACGTAATCGTCGTTCTCATCCAGTTTTCGATATCTCATGGCACCGGCTTCTCCGTATTCGCCCCGCCCAGACGACGCCGCTGTGAACGTGGTTCATAAAGCTGATCCCGTTGATGACGAGATCGGGCGCATTGATAACCATGTTCTGGTCGGAAGAAATATTGATGCCGCCGCCATTGAACGAAATGCGGGTTTTCCCGTCATCCGTTCTCAGTTCTGTGCTGTCGGCACTCGCGCCGCCCTCAGGAAGCTTGCCTGATGATCGAACGCCCACATGGGCAATCCCATCGGACAAGTCCTGCGTCCTGGCATCCATGGGGTTTTGTTCACCGCCAGACTGTACCCACGCATCTGTTGAACGGCTGGCAAAGGTTACAAGGGCCTCGTCGCCGGGCTTGATCGGGAACGTGAGTGTCGCTCCGCCCCCGCCCGGGAATGATACCGGGACGCCGGTTAGAAGCGGATATGGGATTGTCTTCACAGTTCCGTCAGGCTGGCGAACGGCTGATTTCGTGTTGGGTTGAATATCAACGGTCATCGTCTCCGGGTAGAATGCCGTCACGGTGCCGGTCAAAGCTGTATGTAGGCCGGACTTTATGTCATCAATCATCGAGCGATAAGTTTCCGCTTCATCCGTGATTTTTTCGCGAATATCCATTAAATTGCTCCTGCGTATCCAAGTGCCTGAACTGTTCCGGGCTGTGTCCCATTTACGGGCGCTAAGACAAGATCATGATACCAAGGCTGCCCGCGTGTATCGCCAATGGTCGATATTTGAAGAACCTTGTATCCGCCGTCTTCTGCGATAGAGGGTCTGAATGAGGTATGCGTGGATGGGTCGGCCTGCCCAGTCAGTGCGAGACCGCCCATGAATTCATTGACGCTGGCCTGATCAATCTTCACCTGTCCGCCGATGCGAATATTTGGGTTCAGCAGGCAACGGGCGAGAATGCCATTCATTGTTTGCACCGGGCGACCGATCAAGCCAGTGGCGGAATTGAGAACGATAGCCTCTCCGGGCTTCACGCCATCATTCGGGGTGAAATTCACCTTGCCCTGCTCTATGTGCCATGTGCAATTCGTGGATCGGGCTATTGTGCGTAGATAATCACGCGCCATACCGTGCATGACGCGTGAGCGAACCATCTTTGCATCGCCCAGATCAGGGATATATCCGAGGGTGACGCCGTGAGGCTTCAACGCTTCCTCAACCGCCTTAAGCTGGTCTTTGAACGTCGATCCCGGCGCGAGTGTTTTCGAGACCACGGCATAGTTGTATGCTTGGTCTCCATCCGACGCGAGAATATCAATATAGGTATCGACTGGGTTTTCCCGCCCCCGGCTATAATCGATGATATTACCGCTGAAAATAACCCCGTACGGAGCGCCGGGATCGGAGTAGCCCGCAGCCAAAATCACTTTCGTAAATTCCTTCAGGGCTACGTGCTTTTCTGTCTCCGACTTCAGATTGTAGACGCGGATAATCGCTTTTCCCGGCGTGGCGGTGGCCCAATGGACCGTCTCAAACGTCACGCGAAATTCGCCAAGCTCAAGCCCATTCCCGTTATTATCACCGACAATCAGCGAGCATTTCCGTATCCATTGGCGGGCCATCACTGCACCACGAAATACAGATTGCTGTCGGCGCCAAGGCTATCGAAGGTTGGGACCGCGTCAGGTTCGCCATCGGTATACGCAAACAGACTGCCAGCAATGCCCAAATATCGATACTGCGCCAGCAGATCAGCGCCGGTTACAAGCGGGACGCCGCAGATGATGTCTGTATTCGTCACCGTATCAGCAATATCGAGTGACCAAAGTCCTAAGCCGTCGTCAACGTCGCGGTAACGCAGCGTCAATCGGTACTCTGTCGATCCGAACATTACTTGGAGTGATTGCATTGTTCCCGAAAGAAGCGGGATTTTGTAGATATCCATTATTGCGCAACTCCCTGCGTAATACCCGACATCTCCCTTGTGAAGCTGTCCATCTGTTGTTGCGAGAGGCCAGTTATGGGCTTCAAGCTCATTGGCCCCATACTTTTGACACTGCCTGTCGCTGCGGGTTCGCTCAAATGCTTATCAGCGACAGCCTTTACCGTTTGCGTTTCGGCAATGATCACTTCACGACACTCACAGGCAACCAGAAGACCGAACTCATTCTCGGGGTCCGTGTATTGCGTGAGTGATGTAATCAGCATGTTCGAGTAAAGGCGCTTGCCGGTCGAAATTTTGAACGGCTCACGGCTGTTCTGAAGTGCAAGAAGCGCTTCATACACCTCCTGCACGTAACCTTCGTATCCTGCTGTTGAATTTGACCATGCATAGCGAAGTTCAACCGCAGCGGGGCGTTTGAACGCATGGTCAGAGATGGGAGCGCCCATTTCGACAGGGTGATCGGTGACAACCATGTCGTCGCGCCCGATTTCCTGCAATGTCACATCGGGAAAGATTGTGCCGATGGACCGCTGCGGAGTGATCAAGAGGCCGAAAGCGGCGCCGATTGCGCCCCATACAAAACCTGTCGCGAAATTGCCGATAGCATTTCCGAGAGCGGGAATAGCCATATTGCCTCCAAAATTCAATGCGCCACCCAGGGGATTTACCCTTGCGCAATTATAGCATTTACGCTATATACCCTATATGCAATGGACAGTTGAAACCCTTGACGAAAACGTAGATGCTGAAATCGAGGCGCTTCCGGTTGGTTTGCAAGCTCGTCTCATCCGCTTGATGGAAATGGTTGAGAGTGTTGGTTTGGACCAATTGCATGAGCCTCATGTGAAGCATCTGGGCGGAAAGCTCTGGGAGCTTCGCGCCAAGGCATCCGAAGGAATTGCGCGGGGCCTATACGTCACAGCAACAGGACGGCGCGTTGTTATCCTCCATGTGTTTGTCAAGAAATCGCAAAAGACGCCGAAAAGCGCTCTGGATATAGCGAAACAGCGGATGAAACAGGTGAAGCCATGACCAAGATTGCAGAACTCAAAAAGCGCTTGATGCAGAACTCCGAATTCCAGAAAGAATACGAAAAGGCAGACGCAGAGTTCGCCCTTATCGAAGCGCTTGTGAAAGCCAGAACAGAAGCGAAGATGTCTCAATCTGATGTGGCAAAAAGCATCGGCACCACCCAATCGGCTATTGCGCGCTTGGAGGGTGGCCGGGTTTCTCCTTCCATTTCAACCTTGCGCCGATATGCAGAGGCAACCGGGGCAAAGCTGGAAATTAACTTGGTGCACCACTAATTCAGCTCCCCGCCCCGGCGGGGTTCTTTGCCTCGACTTCCAATTACGACTCGGCTTGATTGCTTTCGTTTCAGAAAGCAACCTGAGGTACTAGAGTGTCATTTTCGGAAAATTTTGCGGATGGTGCAGCGCTTGCATCGCTTGAGCTTCACCGTTCTTTAATAACCTTGCTCGTTCTCAATAAAACGTTGCCCAAAGATATGACGATGGAGATTATCGATCAGGCTTTGCAGCGGATTGAGGGCTATCAGATGTCGGGTAATGCTTCTCTAGTAGCTCCCGCGCAAGCTGCTCGTCACCACATAGAAGGACTGTTGCAAGGGCTAAGTCTTCTTCCCGATCCTGCTGCGAAGTAGCTTTGGCGCACTGATCGCAGCCAAGGGATATCCGTATAACAATTTCGTTTGCCTTCGCCATCGTCGGCTCCATGTCTTGTATGGGTTTGATCGCTGGAATATCTTTCCTTGCGATATTTCTTAACGGGGCTTGAAATGAAAAAGCGGCCCGTAGGCCGCTCTGCTATGCTGCGAGTTTTCTACGCCGTTGATTAATGGTCCCCGGCTGATCGTTACCGCAATGGGTAACGATCGTGATACACCCTCGATCTATATTGACGGTATCGTCAATACGGATTGGGCAATTCGGATACCGCTCCCGCAGGGCGATGACGATTTCAGCGAGAGCAGCGTCAATCCGCTCATCTGGCGTCATTTTGGCTTTCGCAATCGCCACAGCCGGAACCGTAAGCGCCACACCCGCAACAGGAGCGGCACGGAGAAAAGTGCGTCTGTTCAACATTACGCAAACTCCCCTCCAACCAGAACCGGGCCTTTAGGAGCCGGAACAGCAAATGCATTTCCATTGTCCCGTTCTGCGCGGCGGAAAGCGGCGGCAACGAATGGATCACGAATATCCGTCATGGAGAGGCCGGATTGCTCCTCGATGATCAGGGGGAGATTGTTGATCTGGCGCGCGGCGCTTTCGATGGCGTCCAATTCCTCGATAGAGGCGCGCCCGGTAATCACGTCCTGATAAGGTATCTTGACTTTCCAGTCATAAGCGAGATCGGTGACGGCGCGGGCCGCCAGCTTGTCAGCGTCCATTTCAAGGGAGATAAAGCCGACACCATGGCCAGCCTTGGCAACCTTGAGCGCCGTCGAAAGAGCTACTGTAGTTTTCCCCATGGACGGGCGGGCACCGATCAAAGTCAGTCACGCTTGTGAATGCCGCCCGTATTCTGATTTACATCGACAAGGCCCCACGTCAGTCCGGTCAGGCCGTTCCCACGCTCCCGTGCATCCCGCGCCGCGGCAAAGGCATTCTGAGCCGCATCCATGATGCTGATCTGTGACCGTCGGCGCGGACCCCGGCGCACATCGGCCAGAATGTCATCAGACGCCATCCCAAAGGACTTGATAAGATCGACAGGATTGGATGCAGGGTCATTCGCCGCCTCGACCAGCATGGCGGCCTCGCGGGCAATCTCTCCCTCGGCCCATTGGTCTACCACGCGGCGCGCAGACTTTTCCAGCCCTTGAATGCCGTGGACAGCACTAACCGCTAGGCGGTTCAGATATTTCAGAACGGTGTCATTCTCTACCGTAAGGCGATATTTGTCCTTTACTCCATCGTCGATGAGCTTGATTACCACATCGGGGCGCGTGGAGTTGAACCGCTCGTGAGCGGTCTTAATGGCCTCGAAAATATGAGCGTGGATCGGTTCGAGGAAATGCCGAGGCTCTAGAATGGAAATGACAGACTGAAAGCCGCCATTCAACAGAAGGCTGGCAAGAACCTCCTGCTCAATCTCGATGACGAAACTCGATCGATCGGGGATAGCGTTCATATTCCCGCCTTCCTGAGATTTTCGTGATCCGCGAAAAGATCAATGAAGCGCCTCCAAGCGAGCGCAGCCCTTGTGCCGTCCTCATATTTGAGCGTCTTCTGGGCTGTGACGGCCTTATCGACATAATCTTCCCACGCCACGCCCATTTCGTCCGTGATGGATACAAGCGTCCTGCTCATGCTGATACTCTGCTCTTGAGAGGGATATTCCAGTCCATGAGGACCGATTGAACGTCGCCTATCGACCTGACGATGGCGTAAGTAACCGCGTTCTCTGCACACCAGTCCTGCCAGTCGCGTTGTGCTGGCGATGGCGAATCGTCTGCGCTTCCGATGTGATATCGTCGCTCATAGGGTTTCCTCTGATATTCTAGTGAAAATGAAGCGTGGCCATTCCTCCGAAAAATTCCGGCAGGCGGCTAAAATCATCGAGGTGTTGCAACCATCCACGAAGTTGAGAATTGCGACGGACGGGTTGATACGGCCCTGACCATCTCGAAAGTTAAGACCAATGTTGACAGTACGCCGCGTGGACAGGCGAAGCTTAAGGATCATGCTCCAACCCTCGCTGAACGGGAGCGCGGAGCAGGAACACATGTCTTGGCGCGCTCGGCGCGGATGTATGCGCGAATTTCCATCTCTGTTTCAGGCCAAACCCTTCCGCCTGAACGAAGCCTTTCAACAAGGCGACCGTTCTTGATGGCTTTCATTCCAAATCTGAAAGCTCCGGTTCCTGTTTCAGCCATGAAGGCTTCGATCTCTTCGAGAATTTTCGTACTCATAAGCCCCATATACACGCTTTCGCGTGCATAATCAATACACGCAACAACGTGCACACGCTTTTTCGTGTACGTGATAAAAAATCGATATGACAGAGAACTGGAAAACCCGCCTTCTGAAGGCAGTTGATGAAGACCCAAGGTCAGACAGAGCAATCAGTCTGGCGACCAATATGGGCGTCAACACGGTCAATGAGCTTCGCAATACCGACAAATCACCTAGCATCGACAAAGTTTTGAAGCTCAGCAAAGTCCTCAATATCGATCTTGGATACTTGTTTTGGGGGAGAGCAGATGAAAAAGAGACCGCCCCTATCCGGGGCGATCAGGCTATCCTTGAAACGTTAAAACGGATCGAAGGGTTAGATCAACGAGGCGTTGAAGTCGTTTTCTCGGTTATCGATACCGTGATTAAGCGTCAGCCTTCCACACCAGAACAGTCATCCTCTGATGATCAATCTGAACTGACCACTGACCACCATAGAGTAAAGCCATAGTTTCAGCCAATTCGTTGGCCTTGAATTCGGCCTTCTTCATTGCCGTGAGAAGCCCGCCATTCAGTGCACCAACTCGCAACAGTTCCAGCTTATCACCTTCTTTGCCGGGCTGAATGGTGACAAATTTAATCATTTCCGCCCCTCGTTAAATCTTTTCCATTTCATCGACTTCCGGCGGCAAACTGTCGCCGTGCGCAAAGATAAGCTTCGGATCCTCATAATCCCCGGTTTCGGCATCGCCGGTATTTGCAAAGGCTATGACCATAGGTTTGATTGCTGCCAGCCTCTCGGCCACCCTACGCGCGTGGCTTACATCTTTCGCCAGGAATGGCGCGTCGGCTGTCGTCTTCCCTCTCGGTGCCTTGCTGTAGCTCTGCACCACATAATTCGTCGTCATCACCATCGCTATTGCTCCCAACACTTTGCCATGCAGGGCAGGATGACTCAGGAATTAGAACATAACAAGAACATTATGGGGGATTGTTAACGGCATTTTGCCGCCGCTGGATGTGGTGCCGATTAAAACAAAGAAGCCTATAGACAGATCCGCGACTCATTGTATCGTGCGATTGGCTGGCAGATTTTAAAGGGGAGTATCTATGCGTGGGCGGTGTAGCGGCGGGGGAGGATCGATTGGTTAGACAAAAGAACTTGATGTCAGAGCTTCATATTTTTCCGTTGCAGCTATTACTTGTGCTACACTCGTTTATTGCATCTGGGTATAAACCAGGCCGTCACAAGCTGACGAGCGGATGTGTGAAGGGCCCTCACCTGCAAGCGCTGCGGCGCCCAGGTCATTCCCTACCATCCAAATTCTATCCTTCTCATACATTCTCCTTCCAACTGCATATGATCGTGCGGAAAATCTGTCATGCATAAAACCCTACTAGATCTAAACAACTTCGGTGACGTCGCCGCCGAGGACGATGCAGTTTTAGATTACTTCCTTTCAACTGATGCCGTGGATCGAATAAACGGTGGGAAGATTTTCTTGGTTCTCGGGCGGAAAGGCACAGGGAAAACCGCTCTCGTTCGATACTTCTCTGAGAGCACAAGTAATAAAACTTCCCGTCCGCTAAGCCTAAGAGGTTATCCTTGGTCCATCCATGCCAAACGCATTGATCATGGAGCTTCTGAAATAGAGGCTTACGTATCATCTTGGCGTTACCTTATTGCGGTTGAACTTGCATCTCTTGTTGTTTCGAACAACGGTTCACAACTGAGCCACAAAGCCGATTCTTTAAATAAGTTTCTTGAGGAGAATTATGGCGGTTCAAACCCTGATCTGAACAAGATTTTACAGCCTCCGAGAATCCGGCTGGGCAAGCTTACTCTTTCTCCCTCGATCCTTGGAAATCAACTTGGCAGTATTGAGTTGGATAGAAGCGCATCCGACTATAATCTTGGCCTTGAGTTAAACGCTCTTTCACAGTCAATCATGTCTAGTGTCTATGAGGTTGCTAAGCATCGAAATCTAACCAACCTTAGCCTGCACTTTGACGAGCTAGATCAAGGGCTCGATCGGCTGACTGATGAGCGAAGGCGGATGCTGGTAGGATTGATCTTAGCTGCTCGGGATATCCGGAGGGAAAGTACAACAGCAGGCATCATCGTTTCCCCGGTTGTCTACCTGCGGTCTGATCTTTGGGAAGAAATGAACTTCTCAGACAAAAATAAGATTAGCCAATCACAAACGCTGCATCTCAACTGGACCAGTGACGATTTACAACGCCTAATCAACGTTCGCCTTTCGGCAAAGTTGGGGCCCGAAGTCTCGTGGGATGACGTGACGGATCCAGAACTGATGCGCGGCTCACAATCTAAATGGAACCATGTCCTCGCTAGGACATTTAACCGGCCACGAGACGTGATTCAATTTCTGAATGTTTCTCTTGATGAGGTAAAAAAGCGAAATACTGAGCCTCACCGGATCATAAATCGCGATATTGTCAATTCCCGAAGTGCATACTCATTATACTTAAAAAATGAGCTAGACGACGAGGTTGGTCCTCATTGGTCTCATTGGATCGAAGCATTGCAAACTTGTTCCAATATCAGCACCGTTACTTTCGAACGACAACAGTTCATTGAAGAGTATAGCAAAAGACAGTCAAAAAATAACGAAGTAGAAGCTGCCAGCGCTCTAGAATTGATGTACCGCTTCTCGGTCATTGGATACGAAACCAGAAGCGGTTACGGCGGAAGTGCTTGGTCGTTTCGATATAGTGACCCAGACTCTGGGTGGGATAATTCGGCAAACAGGTTTAAGGTTCACCCAGGCCTCAAAGAGTATGCCAAGTTGCGAGAATCCAGAACGGCAGTGGGATAATTGAACCCCGCTTCGGCGGGGTTTTTCATTTCCAACCTTGCAAATCTGGGCTATTTTCATCCGATGATGACGCCAGAAAACTTACAGCACTGCCTGTCCGATATCGGCTGGACGCCTGACATTTTGGCACGAAAGCTTGGCTGTCACGTCTCGCTTGTCGATAGCTGGCTTTCTGGTGATGCGGAGATACCGTTAAAAGCGTGGGCTTGGATTCATACCCTCGCCTCCTGTCATCGCGCCGCCGAAGAAGGAAGGCCAACTTCCTTGAAGGGCAAGAAAGCCCCGTTCTAAAGTGCGTTATGCGTTGTAATTTTTACCACGTGAGACATCAGGCAGGCTGAGCTAATCCTCGTGCTTTAGAGACTCATCCATGTATGCAATGAATTCTGTCGCGTTACGGAAGTAATTTCTATAAGTACTCCGGATTGCGTCTTCATCACCACCAACAAGAACAACGTCCCAATCGCTATGAGCCGACTCTAAATCCACGACACGGGCGAGTGCGGCCTGATATGAATACCCCGTTTCGACAGAAAGCTTGCCCTGATCATTAATAATCAAGATACTATAGTCTCTGATAAGAGCCTGCACATCCTCTTTAGCCATATGTTGAAGTTGAGCAAAAAACTGGTGTTTTTTCTCTAACGAACTCCACTCATCAATAATGTCTTTTCTCGTTGTTTCAGGCAGACATGATTTACGGCCTTCATATGTTCTAGCCAACAATTCACTGCTTAACTGAAAAAAACGATAATTATCCTCATTACCATTGCTAAACTTTGTCCTCCCGCCATTAATCATATCAGACATTTCAACGGCGGTTGCCCATGCGTGCTGCACTCTCGTACGATATTGAACCTCTATAAGAAGTCCATTCCAAGGTTGCCCGCCCTTCGATTGCACTTCATAGCTGTAAACATCATGAATACCTCTATACCCGCTATCTTTCGGCGTGTTGATATAATCATATTTGTTCAGGTCATTTTCCAAGCGGTGGCGGGCACGCGTTTGGTGGAACCCGGCCCTAAAATCTATCAGCTCATCAACGCTATTAAAAATAAGCCGAACCCCGGCAATATCGTGCATCGACCAGAGATCAATGGACCTCCCCTGCTGCAGCTTATCAATAATCGTTGAAGCTCGCTTCAACCGTTGCCCCACGGTTATCTGCGTCCCTCTTGTCCGCCCACGAAGATTTGATTGAAACGTATTGAGAACATATCCGTGCGCTGCCCGCCATCGATTAAGAGTTGCTAGGTAATTGGCAGAATAATCGCCATCCCTAAGCCTTTTCCCGGCTTTTCTGATGGCTGACTTACTATCTGATGGTGCTGGCCATCCCATATCCCAATCCCCTATCGACTCACCCCAATTTGACAATTTTGTCTCCCGGTACATCGGCTGTCGATAGCGAATAGTTGCGGCTTCTCAGCACACTGATTCTACCCTACCCGCAGCGGGGCGCAAGGTGGGTGGAAAAATAATTACACGTAATTGCGTGCATCCTATTGCAATGCACGCAGAAGCGTGTATTGTTGTTCTCAACAACGAGTTGGGAGACACCCGCTATGAACGCCTCAAAAACCATTTCTGGCAGAACTCTTGAAACGGTCCTTGACCGTGAGGTTTATCAGATCATCTGGCAGAACCTTTCCGGCGATATCTGTATCGACGGCGGCAGCAAGCTTACTGATCTCAGCCGCGAAAGCGCACTTGACGCCTACCGCGAGGGCAATGTGCTCAAGGTTTTCTGCATCAATTTCGTTGAGCAGACGTGCCGCGATGTAACCGACGAGATTGCCGGTGAGATCGAATACGAGGCCGAGCAGGCTTACGAATACGATTACACCCCTCGCAAGGTTTACCGCTCCCTCGAAAATGCAGGGAGGACGCTGTGATGCGTGAACTCACACGCACTGAAATCATCCAGAAGCGCCGGGAAATCGAGCATTTCCTGAAAACAGACCCTTACGTCCCAACCCGCCGTTATCTCGAACAGAAGGACGCCGAACTCTATGCGGCGCTGGAGCGGCTTGATGCAGAGGAATTGGCAGCATGAACGCGCAAGCAATTGACATTCAGCATGAAGGCACCCAGCCGGCTCAGCGTCAGGAAACCAAAAGGCACCGCTATTCGCTCGGAACCGATGACGCGCGCCAAGCTTATCTCCTTGCGCCAGCAATCTATGCAGAGGTAACGCGCACTCAAGGTCAGAAGGTAGCGGACCTATGGCGTGACTATCTGGCCGACAAGGCTGGTCACGCCATCGTTGGCACGATGACGCATACCTGGAAGGCGCTGAAAGCACGGTTTGGAGATCGGGATGGCGAGAGCATCACGATTGAGGATTGCCGTGCGCATACAGCCGAACGCAAAAAGCACGGGATTTCAGATGGCACCATTCACACAGAGCTAGGTCATCTGAGAATGGTGCTTGTCTGGGCCGAAAAGCACAAACTGATTGGCAAAGCCCCTCATATCGAGCGACCGAAAAAGCCCGAACCTAAAGATAGGTTCATGACGCGCGATGAAGCCAGACGCATGATAGAGGAAGCCAGAACGCCTCACTTGCGACTGGCCTTCCATCTGATGCTTGCGACAGCTGCCCGTGTTACTGCCATTCTCGAATTGACGTGGGATCGTGTGGATATGACCAGACGGCTTATCCACTTGCGTGATCCGAACGACACCGTTCGCCGAAAAGGCCGTGCAATCGTTCCGATCAATGCAACTTTGTTTGCCGCGCTGAAAGATGCGAGAGATGGAGCAATGACAGATTATGTTGTGGAGTGGGCTGGCCAACCGGTAAAGAGCCTTAAGAAGGGAATTGCCACGGCAGCAGAAAAGGCGGGCCTTGAAGGAATATCGGCCCATGTCTTTCGACACACGTCTGCAGTCTGGATGGCTGAAGCTGGCATTCCGATGGAGGAGATTGCTCAATATCTTGGGCATAAGAATGCCAACATCACACGGCGCGTTTATGCCAAATATTCTCCAGATCATCTGCGGAAAGCCGCCGAAGCTCTGGAGATGGGATTATACGTAGTTCCCCCTGTCACAGGTGAACCTGTTAAGGAGAACATAAAGTGAATATAGGTACGGAAATGGAAAATATTAAGCTCTCCATTCCCCACAGGTACGGCGCTTCCGCATAGGGATCGTCGTTGACATCGTAGGGGTCACAGGTTCAATCCCTGTCACGCCCACCATTCGGCCTCATCATTTCAATATGGCATATAGTACAAATCAGGACGTTACATCGTTCTCATTGGTACCTTGTCTCATTTCCGGCCATTGTTCAGCGTCTTCACACATGCCCATTTTTCAATATCGGAAGGTCAATTGCAATTCTCCATAAAGGACGCATTTCCTGTGGCTTATTGAGCCAAACCAGATGCTAAGCTAATTTTCACGACTTATATTGCGATTATGGAAAACGATTTCGAGTATGACGTCGCCTTCAGCTTCAATCAGCAGGATGAGGCTCTAGCGCTAAAATTAAACGATCTTCTCTCTGATCGAATGAAAACTTTCATTTATACAGAGAGACAGAAGGAAATTGCCGGCCGTGATGGTGTCCAGGCGTTTTCCGATGTTTACGGCAAGAAAGCCCGCATCGTTGTGGTGTTTTATAGAAAAGAATGGGGCGAGACGAAATGGACAACGGTCGAAATGAATTCGATCCGGACCAGGGCTTTTGATATTGGTTATGACTTCACTCTGTTTATCCCGACTGAAGACGAACCTGTCATGCCTACGTGGGTGCCGAAAACACGCTTGTATTTCGGCCTCAAGCGTTTTGGTTTGGAAGGTGCCGCCGGCGCTATTGAACAGCTGGTAACGGAAGCAGGGGGACGTCCGCATGAAGAGTCGCTTGAAGAGTATGCCGCCCGTGCCTCTCGCGCATCTAAGTTCAAACAAGACCAGAAGCGTTTCCAAAATAGTGATTATGGTGTGAAAGCCGCGACTGAAGCATATGCCGCCTTCGGTACTGCGCTTAGCCAAAAAGCACTGGCTATCGCTCCTCATGGGCTAAATATAACTGTAAGGCAAAATCAGACATTCTGGATATCATCTCTTTATCCTATCCATATGATATGCAACTGGAGTTGTTATTATGCCAACGTCATGGAAGGAGTCACACTTAACGCAACATGGCATCTCGGCTTTCCAGATGGAATACCCGGTTACTGGGGGAGCCCTGAGCACAAGAAGCTTCAAACTCAAGATTTCATTTATGAATTGGTTCGACCAGATACGTCCGCTTATATAAGCAAGTCCGAACCCAGTCGTGAATTTACCCCGGATGCTTTGGCTGACTATCTGCTCAAGATTCTGATTGAAACCCATGGACGCAACAAGGATCGTAATTAA